CATGAATTTATTTTTGCAACCAATGACAAGTATTGCGGCAAATTATTAAAGTTTAATAAAGATGCCAAATTCAGTATGCACTTTCATAGTATCAAAGATGAAACTTGGTTTGTGTTAGATGGAAAGTTTGAAGTGCGTTGGATCAACACCAAAGATGCCACAACAGATAGTCAAATTTTAATGTTTGGGGATACATGGAGAAATGAACCGTTGTTTCCTCATCAAGTTATCTGCATTGAAGAAGGCACGCTAATAGAAGTGAGTACGCCTGATTCAGTGGAAGACAATTATCGAGTAATGAAAGGCGATAGTCAAAAAAATGTTTAATGAATTTTTAACATTTGACAAATGGTTAATTGCCAGTCTACTAATTTGGGCAATAACTTATTTGATTGGATGCTTTGAGTTTTTAACCCATTGGCTATTTCCCACACATAAGTCGGATTGTAATCAAGACTGTAATCAAGGTCGTAACTGCAACTGTAAGGATATTCAAAATGTCTAAGATATTAGTATTAGGTTGTGGTAAGAAAGGTTTTGAGTCTATGGATTCTGATACTGTGATCACTGTGGACATCAATCCCAATGTCGGTGCAGATGTTATACACAATTTAGATCAATTTCCTTATCCATTCCAAGACAATGAGTTTGACCAAATACATTTGGATAATGTGTTAGAACATCTAACTGATATCATTGCAGTAATGGAAGAACTTCACAGGATTTCCAAACCCAATTCAAAAATAACTATTATTGTTCCTTATTTTAGAAGTATTTGGGCACATTTAGATCCAACACATAAACATTTTTTCACTGTTGATACATTAAGTTATTTTGATGTAGATCATATGTACCATCATAGATATGCATATTCATTAACTGCCAAATTTAAAATACATAAAAAGGCATTTAATGAAAACATTGACAAAAGTTGGTTTAGACATATAATGTTAGTTTGGGCCAATAAATGGCCAAACTTTTATGAAAGTAATTTTAGTCATCTTTATCCAATGGAAGATTTGACTTATCATTTAGAAGCGGTGAAGTAGATGAAAATTGGGTTATCGCTGTCCAGATGTGTTCGAGACATTGTAAATGATCGAGTTAACATTGCTGATGTGTTGGTGATTATATCCCGTACAGATTTTGATCCTAGAAATGCAGATCAATGGGAAGGTATTTGGAAAGGGTATGGCGGTGGTCAAACTTTAGGTAGCCCATGGAGTCAACCTGAGTGGAACGAATTTTTAGTTGAAGACGAGGATCGTGTTCGCAATGTCTGTATTGAGTTATGGGAGAAGGGCAAATTGCACCAACCTAGACAATTTGGTGCTCATCCTCGACGACGACCTGAAATTTGGTTAGAAGCAGTATTACTAGACACCGACTTGGAATCTAATCCTGCCGCAAAATCTGCCTGGGAACAATTTCAACTAGTGGCTGCCCTAACTGATGTAAAAATTAACAATAAATATCAATAAGAGGTTAATATGGGACTATTTGATAAATTCAAGAAAACACAGCCAGCAGTTGAGCCAGAACCTGTGCCTGTTAAGAAAAAAAGAAAACCTGCGGCAAAAAAGACTGCTAAAAAAACTGTGAAAAAACCATTCACAGTACCTTCTCCTAAAGAATTAGCCACGCAAAAAGGCGAACCTTGGGTGTCGGTTATCAATGTGGAGCTTGATCCAAATAATTTAGGATCTGGAAGTTTTGAACTTGATTGGAATGAAATATTTCTTGCCAAATTAATGCGAGCTGGGTTTACTGGAAAAACAGATCAGCAAATTGTTGACCAATGGTTCAATTTGATTTGTAGAAATGTCATTGCAGAAAACTTCGAGCAAGAAATGGCTGACCCCGCTAAAAGATCAACTGTTGATCGACGAGATATTGGCGGCGGCTATTCTGAAATGAGTTAATTAATAACAATTTACTTGACTGTTGCGTCATTAACTGCTATTATATTGGCATGACAAAATATTTAATTATTGACACGGCAAATACATTTTTTCGAGCAAGACATGCAGCTCATAGAGCTAGTGATCTAGAGACAAAAGAAGCATTTGCCATTCACGTTACATTATCCAGTGTCAATAAAGCCTGGCGTGATCAACGAGCCGATCATGTGGTTTTCTGTCTCGAAGGTCGCTCTTGGCGCAAGGATTATTATGAGCCTTATAAGAAAAATCGAGCAGTAGCCAGAGCTGCATTAACTGCATCTGAACAAGAGGAAGATCAAGCGTTTTGGTCAGCCTTTGATGATCTAAAAACTTTTGTGTCAGAAAAAACCAATTGCACAGTATTGCAACATAGTCGATTGGAAGCTGATGATCTAATCGCTGGATGGATACAAAATCATCCCGAAGATCATCATGTTATTGTTAGTAGTGATACTGATTTTTATCAACTGTTGTCCGAAAATGTTCAACAATATAATGGTATCAGTGATGAGTTACATACATTAAATGGGATCCTAGATAAGAAAGGTCGATTAGTAATTGATAACAAGACCAAAGAGCCTAAAAAAATTCCTGAACCCGGTTGGATCTTATTTGAAAAATGTATGAGGGGCGATCCGACTGATAATGTTTTTAGTGCATATCCAGGCGTTAGAGCTAAGGGCACAAAAAATAAAATAGGTCTAATAGAAGCATATTCGGATATGACAAAAAAAGGATTTGCTTGGAATAACATGATGTTGCAAAAATGGATAGATCATAATGGTGTGGAACATCGTGTATTGGATGATTACAATAGAAACAAGACATTGGTTGATTTAACTGCACAGCCAGAAGATATTAGGCAAATTATCAATCAAACTGTTACTGATAAAGCAGTGACTTTAAATAGGCCTATGGTAGGTGCTCAATTTTTAAAATTTTGTGGTCGACATCAACTTAACAAGATCAGCGAACAAGCCACGAGCTATGCTGAATTTTTATCAACAGGATATTCAAAATGAAAAAACTTATTAAATATGCAAAAACTGACACATCCAAAAAATGGGTCAATATAAGGGATTTGGAAGACTATACTCAAATGATTTTAGATCAATGTATTTTGGCCATTGAAGCCGCCAATGCTTCCTCAGCTGGCACTAGTTACGACCAAGGTTTAGTTAGCCGTACTGTTTTTCAAAGTGTTGATGCCATCAAACAATTGGCTTTGGAGGAATAATCTATGGAAAAGTTATTAGCAAAACCAGTGGTAAAAAACAAACTTTGGAGTCTAGAAAAAAGTAATAATCACATTGGGTGTATTCAATCAGTTGACAATGGTGTGATTTTAGTAAGTGATCAAAAAAAGGAAAGATTTAGTTCACTTAAAAGTCTTGGTGACAAATACAATATTGAATTTGATTCAAGTAAACAAAAATCAAATAAATCGACAAATCAAGTTTATGATTTTCCAGTAGATTGCAAGCCTTATAATATAGTGTATGACCTAAAAAGAAAGCTGCCACTTTATACTACCCGGTCAGATAGCAAAAGCTATTACTGTGCTGGATATTATTCAATTTTTATTAACGACATTTGGACTATTCAATTTTGCCCAAAGTCCATCGTGTTGTCTAGAAATAAGTTTAATGGACCATATCATCAAGAAATAGATGCTAAAAATAGTGTAACATTGTCGCAATCTGAATGACAATTTAAATAGGATAAATAAACTAATACTATAATGATTTAAATCATGTCAAGACCAAAGCCAACAGTAATACTTGAACATCTCAATAAGGTCACATATAAAAGTGATCAAGTCTTAGATGCCGCCGGTATATATGCAGTATATTATGATGGGAAACCAATCAATCTAAAAACTCAAAACATCTTAGTCAATTACCCAGGCCCAAAATATAAAAAAAGCAGTTTTGGTAATCGTGGACATGCTGTCAATCTTTGCAAAAAACTCAATACACAATTTAAAACTGATAAATTTTCAGTTGTTTTGTTAATTGAGGGTGAAAAAATTTATCCTTAAAACAGGATGAAACTTACCCAAATTCAATGGTATTATAAATTTGGTAATTTAGAAGATAGAACTGAAAATCCAATAGATCTTTGGTTCAATCCAACCAATCCATACAGTATGAGATTGACCAAATCTGGTTGGAGACATCTTTGTCACCATCTCGATTTAATCGATTATAAGTTCACTTTAAAAGATAAAATATCTCCAAAAAATCTTCTTCAATTGGAGAGATATATTAGATTTCCATATTATGTTCAAACTCTAAGACAAATACATATATTTGATGAGTCTACGGCACTGATGTTGACATTAAATTCCAATAATTTACAAAAATATCTCAATGATTTAGAATCACAAACTTGATTTGTAAAAAAACAACACAGATAAAAATTGGTTGACGATGAGTATGTTTTTATATATAATTTGATTTTATTAACGCAATCTTTAAAAGGAATAAAATGAACGCAACTATTCTAGATGCACATTGCCGCCCAGTCGTAAATTTTGACGTAGAAAACGCAGATCAT